GCGGTGGAGTGGCGGCTGTGGCACCTGGACCAGAAGATGAACAACCGCGGCATCCGCGTGCACCGCACGCTGGTGGACAACGCGATCACCGCCGACGCGCGCATCAAGGCCATGCTCGTGTCCGAGGCGGTGGCGCTGACCGGGCTGACCAACCCCAACAGCCGCGACCAGCTCATCGCCTGGCTCGAAGAGGAGACCGAGCAGGAGGTGGCCGACTTGACCAAGAAGTCGGTGCCCAAGCTGCTGGCCGCCACGGACAGCCAGACGGTGCAGCGCGTGCTGCGCATCCGCCAGGAGCTGGCCAAGACCAGTGTGACCAAGTACCAAGCCATGCAGCGCGCCGCGTGCCGCGACGACCGCGTGCGCGGGCTGACGCAGTTCTACGGCGCCAACCGCACCGGGCGCTGGGCCGGGCGGCTGGTGCAGGTGCAGAACCTGCCGCAGAACAAGCTGCGCGACCTGGACCTCGCGCGTGAGCTCGTGATCGCCGGGCGGTTCGAGGACCTGGAGATGCTGTTCGGCACCGCCGACACGCTCAGCCAGCTGATCCGCACTGCGTTCATCGCCGAGCCCGGCCACCGGTTCATCGTCGTGGACTTCTCCGCGATCGAGGCCCGGGTGGTGGCGTGGCTCGCGTGGTGCGCGTGGCGGCTGGAGGTGTTCGCCACCCACGGCAAGATCTACGAGGCGTCGGCCGAGCAGATGTTCAAGCTGCCGCCTGGCTCCGTCACCAAGAAGTCCCCGTATCGGCAACGCGGCAAGGTGGCCGAGCTCGCGCTCGGATACCAGGGCGGCGCCAACGCGCTCAAGACCATGGGCGCGCTGGAGATGGGTGTGCCCGAGGACGAGCTGGAGGACATCAAGAACGCCTGGCGCCAGGCCAACCCCGAGGTGGTCGAGCTCTGGTACGCCATGGAGCGCGCAGCCAAGCTCGCAGTGGGTCAGCGCACGACGGTGGTCCTGCCGATCGCAGCCGGCCGCGCCAAGCTGGTGTTCGCCTGGGAGAGCGGGTTCCTGTTCATCACCCTGCCCTCGGGCCGGCGCTTGGCCTACGTCAAGCCACGCTTGGAGGCCGAGGACCTGTACCGCGAGACCGCTGACGGTGGCCGCTTCATCGTCGCCTCGGCCGGCAGCTTGACCTACGAGGGCCTGGACCAGAAGACCAAGCAGTGGACCCGGCTGTCCAGCTACGGCGGCAAGTTGGTGGAGAACGTCACGCAGGCCATCGCTCGTGACTGCCTGCGCGAGGCGATGCTGCGCCTGGACGAGCGGGGTTACCAGCAACTGATGACGATCCACGACGAGATCGTGATTGAGGCAGCAGACGGGGTCGGCTCCCTGGCCGATGTGGAGGCCGTCCTCGGCCAGCCCATCGCCTGGGCGCCCGACCTGCTGCTGCGCGGCGACGGGTTCGAGACCCGGTACTACATGAAGGAGATCGACTGATGAACATCTATCGCACTGAGTTCTTTTCGGTGTGCCCGGAAAACGGCGTGCGGATTCGGTACGCCCTGGAGATCCAAACCAACCAAATGATCAAGGTTGAGGATCTCATCGACGAGGTGACTTTGCATCACCGGGGCTACCACGAGGACATTGCGGATCAGTTGTTCCGGGTGTTCGGGGGCGAACAGAAACTCGTGGCTGAACACCACGGCGTCACGATTGAAAGCATCAGGCCATGACTGTCGTTTTTGCACTGGTTGTTTACGCCACCGCAATGGTTGCGGCAAACCTCCTTGTCGTTGCGTTTGGCCCGGCGGTCACGCCGGTGAACGCTTTCTTGCTGATCGGTTTGGACTTGGCCTTGCGCGATTGGCTGCACTTCAGATTGCGCACTTGGCAGATGGCAACGCTGATCGTTGGAACTGGCGTGCTCACATGGTTGCTCAACCCTGCCGCGGATCAAATTGCGATTGCCAGCTCGGTCAGCTTCCTTGTAGCTGCGCTTGCTGACTGGTCTGTGTTTGCCCGGCTGACGGGGTCATGGATGCGGCGCAGTGTTGGCAGCAACACCGCTGGGGCTGCGGTCGATTCAGTCCTGTTCCCGACATTGGCCTTTGGAGCGCTGATGCCTTGGGTTGTTCTGACGCAGTTCGTGGCGAAGACCGCCGGCGGCGCCGCTTGGGCGTGGTTGTTCTCTAGATGGAAATGATCCACTACCACGGCACTCCGGTGAGCGGCCCTCGCATGGATCTTGTTCGCTTCTTGCGTGGTCGTCACGCGCTTGTGCCGTTCCCGAGACAGGACGACATGGGCGTTGTGGCCGACGTATGCCAGTCGTTTGTGTTTGACAACGGCGCGTTCACTGTGTGGAAACAGGGCGGCCAGCTTGACGTGGACGGCTACATCCGCTGGTGCGATCAGTGGCGGCGCCACCCCGGTTTCGATTGGGCGTTGATCCCTGACGTCATTGACGGGTCTGAAGAGCAGAACGACGAGCTGCTGCGCGCTTGGCCGAAGCGCATTCGCGGTGTGCCGGTCTGGCACATGCATGAGTCGGTTGAGCGGCTCCAGATGCTGGCCTTGGAGTGGGACACGGTGGCTTTAGGGTCAAGCGGGCAGTACCGCACGCCGGGCACCGCGCCTTGGTGGGCCCGGGTTGACGTGGCTTTGCGATCAATCTGCGACGCAGACGGCCGCCCGTGGTGCCGGCTGCATGGACTGCGCATGCTCAACCCCAAGGTGTTCACCCGGCTTCCGTTGGCCAGTGCGGACTCCACCAACGCCGCGTCGAACGCTGGGTCCACGTCACGGTTCGGTATGTACGTGCCGCCGTCGTCAGGCCAGCGCGCCGAAATCATTGCCTCTCGGATTGAACAACACAACTCTGCGGCGGTGTGGCTGCCCGGCGCGGAACCTGATTTGGTAAGCCACGAGGAGATCGACTGATGAAAGACATGGTGAACAGCCCCCCGCACTACGCCAAGGGGGCCATTGAGTGCATCGACGCCATCGCGGTGGCGACGGCGGACCTGCAAGGCATGGAGGCGGTGTGCACCGCCAACGCGATGAAGTACCTGTGGCGCTGGAAGTTCAAGAACGGCGTCGAGGATCTGCAGAAAGCACGCTGGTACCTCGACCGGCTGATCCAGGAGATGACCAAATGACAACCCTCAAGACCCTGACCGTGAGCGACTTGGCCGCGCTGCTCGGGCGCAGCGTGGCTACGCTGAAGTCCGACGTGTCCCGGCGTCCCGAGACATTGCCCCCTCGCCTCGTGGTGCCCGGCACCAAGGCGGTGATGTGGCTGGAAGCCGATGTGCAGGAGTGGCTGGAGAGCCTGCGCCGGCCGGCCGTGCGCAGGCCAGTTCTGCGGGGGCGCAAGTGAGGTGCCGCGGGACGTCGTGCCAGCAGGGCCGTGAGCCCTGCACCGATGGCTGCCAGGAGGAGTGCGCCGACAAGGTGCTCAGCGGATTCCTAGTGGCGGTCACGCTGACCGTCGTCGCGTTCCTCGCGGCCGTTGTCATAGCGCTCTGGCTGCCATGAAGTGCCCGACCTGTGGAACTTGGACCGAGGTGCTGGAGACGCGCAAGCTCGCGGGCTACACCCGGCGGCGCTACGAGTGCGCCAACCTGCATCGGTTCACTACCCGCGAGGTGGTGCACCCGCCAGTCAAGAAGGAGAAAACCAAGTGATGGAGAAAATCCTGTCGGTCGCTGCGTTCGGCTTCGGCGTGGCTGCACTGATCGCGGTCGTGGGGTTCGTCCTCAAGGCCTACTGGAAGCTGTTTCTGTTGGGGTGGAATGTCCTATGAGCTTCGTCTGTCCTCTGCCGCCTGAGAAGGTGCTGGTTCGGCCCGAGTACTTGTACGACTTCGATTGCGACAAAGACGCGCCGCTCATCGAAGGCGTGTGGGTCAGCGTCAAATCAATCCGGGGCCAGGCCTTCCGGTTTGAGACCTACCTGCCGCAGTACGGTGCGCTGTACGACAAGCTGCCGATCTCAGCGTTCTACACGCCGGACTGGGGGCACATCGATGACGACACCGATCTGCCGCTGGACATCCTGCAGATCTGGGACTGCATGAGCTACCACATCGAGGTGGTCGACAAGCCGTTCCTCAAGGGTCTGCGCGCTGAGTTCTACGGCAAGGACAGGAAGTTCCACCGGGGCGAGTACATGCTGACGATCGACAGCTGCAACCCCGACCCGCGCATACCGGACTTCACGTTCAGCGAGACACCGGAGGAGCACAAGAGCTTCAACCTGTTGCGCTTGGACAATGGCCAGTTCGCGCTGCAGCCGAACAATCGCTGCAGGTTCTTCGACCCAGCGATCACGCACAGCGAGCTGCGCATGCCCGACTTCAAGGTGTGCACCAAGACCTACCGGGTGGAGAACACCGCGAAGTGGAGGCTGGGCGACACCAGCACCGTGACCTACGACGAGAGGGGTGAGGGATGACCAAGGAGGAGCTGCTGCGCGTGCTGCGACTGCTGAGCGCGCTGGAGTGCGCCGGCCTGATGCGCGACACCCGCCTGCCCGACTACATCTACGAGCAGATCGCCGACGCGGTGGCGCTGCTGGAGCGGGAGATCCTCAAGTGAGCAGGACAGTCTGCGGCGTCTGCTGGGCGCCCTACAGCGATGACGGTGAGTGCGAGTGCGCGCCAACGCCCAAGCCGCAGCCGGTGGCCTGGAGGTTCCGCCTCCACCCCGACAAGTTGCCGGGATCGCGCTGGCGGGTAACCGACGAGTACGAGCACGTCGCGGCCATGGCTGCGCGGGGCGACTGGGAAGTGGTGCCACTGATCGAGATGAAGGAGGACTCGCGATGAGCTACAGAGAGTTGGAGTTGGAAGTGATCCGCTGGGCGGAGGATCGCAAGATCGTCCCCCGCTCCACGCCGATGGCCCAGGCCATCAAGACCTTGGAGGAGGTGACCGAGTTGATCGGCGCCATTCACAAGGGCGACCGCGCAGAGATGGTGGACGCCTACGGCGACGTGCTGGTCACGCTCATCGTTGGCGCCGCGCTGGCCGACGTCGATCTGGTGAGCTGCCTGGAGTCGGCCTACGCCGAGATCAAGGACCGCAAGGGCACGCTGGGCGAGGACGGGATCTTCCGCAAGGCATGAGCAAGTCCCTGCCGCCTTTCCTGCCCGCCCGCGTGGGCGAGTTCCGCGCCATGAACGAGGTGATCATCCGCATCACCCCGGAGATGTGCGTGATGGATCTCGACATGGAGCGGCTGCGCCAGGCGGTGCCCATCGAGCGCGACGTGCGCGTGTACCTGGAGTCGAAGAGGAAGGTCTTCACCCGGCTGAAGCTGCGGGACAAGAGCTACCTCGCCGACCGGGTGACCGGCACGCTCTACAACGAGAAGACCGGCCGCACCTCATCGCCCGGCCTGCAACTACTCCCATGAAGAACTACAGCAACGTCAAGGACGTCAGCATGAGCACACGCGGCTCCGGCCCCGGCATGGCCTTCCGCAAGAA